AGATGGTCGTCCATTTGGGTTTTCTGGGTCTGTTCCATTATGAAGGCAAATATAAACTTTGTAATCACTATTCATAACATAAAAGTTAGACTCATATAAACTTGTCTTATTTGATGGTTTGGACAAGTTATTTCTACTTATGTCATGCCTATACATGTCATAAGTGTTTCCAGATTGCCAGGTTATTTTTCTTATAACTTGTCTGACATCATCCGAAGTTATTTTTTTTAATGCAATTATGGTATCCCAAATATCATTGTAATTATCAAAAGAATCTATAGGATCAAGCGGAGAAGTTTCCCAATCCGCCTTATAATCGGTTGAATTTGTCAATCCAACAAAAGAATAATAATGATTAAAAGTTGATCCAATAGATGACAAAAAATTTTCAGAACTTAATATTCTAAATTGATCTGTTATAATCGCAGACATTGATTTATAGTTTTTTTTCTATTTATTAGACTTTATAGATCATTGTAATTTTCAATTCTTAATTGATTATATCTTCTTACTACAGGAGTACTATTCAATCCGACTACACCATAATTACTATTGACAGAGAATGAATTTATAACTTTTTCCACATTAATAAGACCCCAACTATAATCACCATAGTATGAACTATACCCAATTCCTGATAATCCATTGTAACCAGAAACACTAACAGTTACTTTAGCAACAGTAGCACTGCCAACACCATAAACATTAGTTGTTCCTATAGACACCGAAATAACTTGATATATATTATCCAATCCAGTTGTGCCTACTCCAATTATAGATCCATCATTTCTCAATGAAGTAACACCATTGCCAACATTTGAATTTGATACTTTAAAGTAATATCCTGCTTTTATTTGACTTTCTTCTATAATTGGATCAGTAATTGATAAATCTCTTAAATAGGAATCTTGTGGAATATACAGATCAAAAACTAAAGCAGTTGCAGCAGACCCAACACTAGCTTTATTAATTCCACTAATTATTCCAAAGTCTCCAAAATAAGAAACATTATTGATATATTCTTTAGTTAATTTTGGTGGTTCTATAAGAATTATTGGTGGATTGGTAAATGTGTATCCATATCCTGGAGAAGAAATATTAATAGAAGTGACCATACCAGATGCGATAGAAGCACTTAAAGATGCTCTTCCTGTTGATCCAATTCCCACAGGATTTTGAATAGAAACAGTTGGAGTTGTTTTATATCCAGATCCTTTGTCATTTATATCGATAGACTGTATAGTTCCTCCAATAGAAACTGTAGCGGTTGCTATGGCAGCAGAAACTAAAGAGTTATCTATTATTTCAATTTTATTAATAATTTCTTGGTTTATATTTTCATTTTTAGGGTCAAATACTGTTTTAACCGAATCTACAAAAATTTGAGTAGAACCAACACTAACTGGTTGAATTAAATTGCTTGAAGGGAAAAAGTTGGGTTCATATCTTATTCTATTTTTGTTAATCTCCAGTCCACCAATTATGGTATCATTCCTTTGTTTGCACCATTTTACTGGTCTTAAAAATTCCAAATCTGATGTGATTCCTATAGAATTATAAGGATTTGTTTCGGTAGTATCTGGAAGAATGATATCAGTGACTAATCTTGCATTTTCCTTTAATTGATATTCATCACCAACAATTGTTAAAGTGTCTCCAACTTTGATTGTTTCTAATATATCTACATTAACGACATCAATATTTGGAGTTCCTTTGTAGAATAATATTCTACACTTATCTCCACTTTTTGGTGCCTCAGTAAATGTTATCAAACTTCCACCATTAAAAGTATATGCAACATTTGGTTCTTGTAAAACATCATTTATAAAAATAAGTAGAACAGATTCTAAATCTATATCTGACCCATCTTTTGTAATTATTGCAAATCTGTTTCCATTATCTGATATTGGGAATGTTTTTGTGAAATTGTCGAATAGGGAATCAATATCATCTAGTTTTTGGAGATCTCCTATCGACCAACCACTAAAAGTATCAGTATAAGTTCTTTCTACTATAACTGAAAATGGTCTAAAAGATTTGGTAGTATCAGTTGGAATCCCACTTAATCCTCCAGTCTCAATAGTAAGTACATCACCTTGTTTATATGAGTAACCATAATTACTAATTGTGAAATCAATCACACTCGATCCTTGGCCAACTACGATATCAATTTTTGCCTGAGATCCAGTTTCACCGTTAAGTGATGAGTATATAAGATCAAGATTTGAGTATGATAGTGGTTCATCAAAAATAACTTGAGGTGGATTTGATCGTGTATATCCTACTCCAGGATTTGTTATAGCAACACTAACAACATTACCACCAACAACTGAAGCAATACCAATGTATTGTATGTTTGGAGTTCCAGTACTTAAAGTTTGAACCCCAACTCTGACAATAGGTTGTGAACTATATCTATAACCAGAACCACTATTTCCTATGCTAATTGATTGAATTGTGCCTGCTGTAGAAACTACTGCAGTTCCTCCTGCGGACACTAAAGGTTGATATCCAAATCCACCACTAGAACCTACTGATACTATTATCCCACCTCTCGGAACACTTGCATTATTTGGGTCATAAAGTGCTGATGTTGCAGTGCCAGTAAAATTAAGTTGAGTATTCGATGAAGGTTCTGCTAAAGTATAATCATTTTCCGGACTTTGGAATATATTATTAATTAATATTATAGAATTTGAAGTTGAAAATCCAGTAATATTTTGACCATTAGATTTTAAAATAAAACTTTTTTCTGCGGCATCAAATTGCGAACTTAAATCATCAAATATATAATTTTTTTCATAAGTACTTACATTTGAGTTTGGAATTCCAGATCTTAAGAAAACTCTTCCTTGAAATGTTGATCTTATGTTTATATCACCTTCAATTTGATTATAAATTGGTCCATAAGGAGCATCAGAAAAATAAAGTTTACTTCTAACAATATTGTAATTTCCTCTTAATTTTGTTATTAAAGAATCCTGTGAATGGGAATCTAAAATTGTACCTAATAAAGGTCTTTGCACTTCTACAAAAGTTGTGCTTCCTACTCCCACTGACGAAATTTTCATAATTTCATCATCAATTTTTATTAAATCTCCACTAAAAAATGAACTTATTCCAGAAAAATATAAAGTACTATCAACTAAATCTATACTATTTTTAAGAACTGCAGTTACTGCGGTAGATACCACTGGAGATTGCATAACATTATCTACAGTGATAATACATTTACTGTTTTGATCTGTCGCAATAATTGAATGATTTATTCCAATTCCAACAGAATTTAAGTCTATTAAATTTGGTGGATTTGATAAAGAATCGATAGGTGAAGTACAAAGTCCTATAAATTTTTTATCATATTTGTAAACATAAAGATCTCCACTAAGTTTATTTGTGACACCAACTCCCGATATATAAGTTTCTGCTATTCCAATCGGACTAAAATTATTTGAAGATGCTTCAGATTCAAAAAGACCATAAAAAGTAACCGCAACCCCAGAATTTATTTGAGTTGGAATAGTACTTGCTAAAGATACAGTATTTGAATCGATGTTTGTTATTTTTATAAATGTATCACTAAAGTAATCATCTACCTTAACGCCAATAGTAGAAACTACATCTATTATATCAGTTCCAACCCCAGCGATAGATGCAGTTTGTGTAGTTAGTATTTTTATAAAACTTAATGAATCTGCAGTATATTTAACTTTTTCTCCACTTACAAAAAAATGATTTGGTATGTAAATGAAATCTCTTACCAAATCAACGCCAGATGGATTTGTACTCGTATATTCTGAAGATCCGTTGAACCTACCTTCAAATATTGGAATATTTTTGTAACTCAAATTAAAATCTTTCTTAAGTGCTATATCACTAGAAGAATCAAATTTGCTAATTCCTGTAGTTAATTCTGCATTCTTAAAATTAATCGATAATGGAAAAGAAGAAAATTCCGCATATGAAACTGTATGCTGCAAAAGTGTAATTGATACATCAATATTTGCATTTGGTGTAAATAAAAGTTCTGTTAATGAGGTTAAATTTGAATCAAATGTTCCTAGGGGGCCGTTTGAGTATAAATTCCCATACTCAATTATCGTTGTTTCATTTTTATTACTAAGAACCATCAATTCTGATAATTGAATTTCGTTATTGGTATTATCGGTCACTTGAACGATAAAATACCCC